CAGGTGTTAGTAAACTTTCAGGATTTAATCCACCTACAAACCATTTAGTAGCAGATATTCCAATTATAATAAACCCAGCACCTATCTTATGAGATGCTGTTGATATGGTAACTGCATCCGAAGTAGCCACATGGTCGCAAACAATAGCATTACTGTTAGCAGTGGTACATGTTACAATTAGATCGTTATCTGCTGTCTGTATTGCGTAGTAAACTACTCCAATACTTGCCGCCGAAGGGTCTGGGAGTGTTAATGTCCCGGCACCGTCAAAAGTTATAATTGCCCCAGACATTGCAACAGTAACCGTTTCGCTTTCGTCAGTATTAACGATTACGTTTGTATTTCTGAACCCTGCTGATGTAATTAATCCGCTTGCTGTTATGTCGGTTGCTCCTGTTACTGCGCCTGTAGTGCTAATATCTAAAGCAGTTGAGTTTATTGCTACCGTATTAGAACCTCCACCAATTGAAACGGCTGCATCTGTTGTGCCTGTTCCAACATTTACCGCAAAATTACTTGATGCGTTAAGGTTAATGGCTGCCCCTGTTATGGTTGCTCCTCCTGTTGCTGTTATTAAGCCATCATTCGTAATAGCTCCTATTCCTGTCATAATACCAGTTGCACCGATAGCCCAATCGCTCGAAGTGATAGCCGTTGTTGAACCTGCATCACCTAAAGTTAATGCACCTGTTCCACCTGCACCAATAGTCAAGGCACAATTAGCATCATCATCCTGAGATGTTAAAGTAATCGTTCCTGTTGTTGCCCTTCCAAAAGTATAAGTACCAGAGTTAGCAGGGATTGCAGCCGCGTTTGAAGTTTTAACCTCAAATGCTGCTAGTAAATTCTTTTGAGTGCTACCATCTGCTACTAACTCAATTTTAAAGTAGTTATAATTAATCGGGGTTGTAGATGTAATATACCCATCATTACTATTCGAAGACCAACTAATAGGTGTTCCAATCTGAACCCATGCTCCACTTGCTGTTACTTTGCCATAAGCAGTAATAGTTACACTATTTGCACTTCCTGAAACATCAGTTAAGTCAAAATAGAACTGTTGATGTTGCTGAAATTGCTGAAGGTTAGTGATTAGAATAGTGTATGTTTGGCTTGCTGTGATAGTATCATTTGCAGTACAAACAAAAGGAGTACTAAGCATAGTGTACCCTGTCTTAATAAAAGTGCTTCGGGTTATCCCCGCTCCTATCGTAATCCCCGATACGAGGATTAGCGATAGAATTACTAGGAGTTTTTTCATTATACGGTTACAATTGTGTTAGTATCAGTTGCCATATCAGCTGAGTAACAAATAGCCGCTTTATCCCTTACACCAAATGCAAGGCGAACAGATAAACGAATAGTTTTGCGACCATCGACAAAATCATCAGCATTTAAACCAATCTCTAAACCCATACCTTTACGCAAGCCGATTTGATACTGCCTATCATCTGCCACAAAGCATGTGTTAGTTGTAATCATGTCGTTTTCAATTACAGCAAGACCGCAAACAGAAACAAGTTCTCCCATGGCATTAAATACTAATCTACGGTCATTGATTGAGTTATCCAATTGGTCTTTTAACCCGTTGAATTTAGAAATATCATCAGCGTTTAAACCAACTACGTTAGCGCGATATTTTGCTTTTCTAACGGTTAACTTCATCTTTTCGATTAAATCGATTAGATTACCACCCTGAACAGTTCCAGCATAAGTAGCTGCTACAAAATCAGTACAAGTAGTTCCGTTAACAAATAAACCGCGAATATCTGTAGAACCGTTGCCAGCATCAGCAAATATCTTTTCATCAACCTTATCATGTAGTTTATCTGGACCAGTAATTGAAATTTCAGATAATACCTCATCTAAGTCATCAAGGGTTTCTTCCGATACAATGAAGTGCGCCCCGATAACAAACGCTTTAAACTCAACAGTAGTTAGCAAGAAGCTTGATTTTCCAGATGCACTACCTTCTGTTTTAGTTGCAGAACCATCTTCATAAGTTCCAACCACAAGCAAACTCATGTATGGCTTTGCAATTGGAATGGTTTTTACAACCTCTAAAGCGTGCTTATAAGGTGATAGCGGAATACCAACACGATTAGGGTCAAGTTGAGTTAACCTAATGTTGTTGACGTAGTTGCCAACGATATTGCTTTGAAGCATATCAACAGCAATCTTATTTACCTCAATAAGACCAGTTGTTTTGTTTTCTTCAAAGTATTTTCTGAATGACATTCTTTGACCATAGTCATCGTTTACCTCATTTAAAATACCTTTTTTTGCAAGTAAAGCTTCTTTAACCATGCTTGCAAAAGTTTTTGGTTGAACAATTTCGTTTTGACCTGCTTTAAGTTTGGCAAGTTCTAAACCTTGCTCCTTAGAAGCATTAACAACATTTTCGTACTTTGCTGTTAAATCTTCAAAATCTTTTGCAAGTTTATCAACTTTTTCGCTTGATAATTTTGCAATTTGCTCGTTAATGCCTTTGATAGTCTTATCAAGGTCTTCTTGTTTTGTCATCCCTGAAGCCGCTTTCTTAACCGCTTCCTCGATAGACGCTAAAAGTTTTTGATTCTCGTCCATTTTTATTAAGTTAATTTAATGTTTTTTACTCCGTTAATTAAAAATTCGTAATTGATTTGAGTGCCTTTTAAAGGCGGCTCTATTTCTTTTTGAGTGGATTGCTCCGGCTCATATTTACTTTCTGTTACTGATAGCGTTGGAGTAGCATAGTTTGAACCTCTGGGTACTGCTGAACCCTCAATTACTTTTGCTTCTTTTACAGCCCAAAAATAACCCCTTTCATCCGCTACCTCTTTATTTATTACTTCGGGGTAATACTTTTGCCATGCTTCATATTCTGCTCCATAGTCAGGGTCATTGATACACATTATCATTTTAACGTATTGCATACCTACTGAGTGATTTCTTACATATCCCTTTCGATACTGTTCAGCCATAAACTCGTTTCTGTCAGCCTTAACTGTTGATTCAAATATTAACGCCTCGGTAGTTCCTGTAAATGGAAATCCTAAATCAGCCCAGCTAACTGTTGAAACGTACGCTTTTAAATCTTTACCGTCTGCAATAATGTTTTCAAAACTTAGTTCATGTTCCTGTAAGTGAAGTATATTCTTATTCTCTTGAATCGATTTTGTCCAAATGCCTTTTAAATGAACATCCATATGGCTGTCAAGTATATTAGTAGTATTGATAACTACTTTTACAACACAATCGCTGGGTTTTCTACCATCTTCTCCATCCTCTTTGATAACTGATTGCTTAGATGTAATCAACTCAGGAGTACAAACAATCGCATCGGAATGCTTAATAGCCGCTTTCTTTTGCGCAATTAGCGTTTCTCTATTCTTAACGAGAAAAGCAAATAGCTCTTTTTTTGTTTCAAAAGTTGGAATATCCATCACTTTTTTATTAAATCGTTATCCTTTATCGCTTTTTCTTTACTCTTTTGGAGTTTCTTCAACTGTTGGATTTGCTCCGTTGTTAATTTCTTGCTCATTGGGTTCGGGTTCTAGTTCGTTTTTTCGCTTACTGTAATCTGCATCTGCAACTGTTGGCAATCCTAAAGCGGTTAGCCATTCATTACGGGTGCAAAGATTGTTATCCCAAAGGTCTTTATATAAATCGTTTATTGCTTTATTTGTTTCTGCTTCCAGCTTCTTATCACCTTGCAATGATTCTATTTCCGAATAATCTGCTACTAACTTTTCGCCAATCTTAGTTAATCCAAAACCTGTTGATAATGCCTCGTAGTATGAGTTAACAACAGGCATCAAGCAATCTGTATAGAACGCTTTTTGAGCCAATGAAACGTTGTTATAAATGCTTCCTTCCTTGTCGTTTAGTAATACGCTTGGAAATATTAAAGCTGTTGCAAGCGTTCTAAATTCATGCTGTTTTAGTTCGATTGGCATAAATTCGCTAATCGGAACGGATAAACGGACAAAACCTAAATCGGCAGTTGATACCCCAATAGGTCTGCGACCGCCTGTTAATCCGAATGAGTATAACTTATTTTCAACTGCCTTTTTGTCTAATGAATCATCCCACCAAGCATGATCTACTTCGCCTGCTTTGCTTCGTTTAGTTAAAAACCCCTCGGCTCCCTTATTAGCTATTAACGTGTTAACCGTATCGTAAATGTAATCAAGTGTTCTGATTGACCTTATCGCGCTGTATAATCTGCTTTGACCTGTTAAATAAGCCCCGTTATCAAATGTTAAATTGGAATCATTTACAAGTATTACCTCTTCAGGTAGCATATTGTAAGGTATGTTATCAATAAACATTCGATATTTTACAATCTTATTGGTTCTAAAGTCAGTACCCGAAACTGGCAAACCGAACTCATTAACGCAACGTTCAGGGATTGGATAAAAGTTATTGCCTGGGATTAGAAACATTTGGTTAATATCTGGCCATCCTACAGTCTTCTCGATATTCAAAGGAATATACCCGAACACGAATAAAGAGCTAATGGCGTTAATCGTAAAAGCCCGACCATCGTTTAGGTGGTTAGGCTTCTTTAGTTTCTTGATTATATCTGTTTCTCCTAAGTCTTTTTGCTTACCATTGGCTAATACCTTTACATGCCTTACTGGAATATCTGCCCCTTTTTGCGCTATGTAGGTTATAATGGAGTTAATCTCCGAAACGTTGTTAAAGAAGTATAATAGTAAATCTCGGCTGTTGGTCATTGAGCCAAAATTGATAAGCGAGGTGTAAAAACTATCTGGTAAATTCTTATTGGCATCAGCATCAATTGGAGTCGATGCTTTGGTAGTTACCTTTTCAGGCGTTTTATTTTTGCCAAACTCTAAGTTAAATTTCCACATTTAATGAAAATATGTTTTGGCAAAGTTATATAATAAATCTATATATAGCAAATTTCTATATTATATTTTTGCAACCCATTTAATAAACGCTATCCACAACCATAGCGAAACCATAATTATACCTATTACCAATACTATTGCAGTAGCAATATGAATAACCTTAGTTATTTTTTGAATTGTTTTTATTTTCATTGGTTTGTTTATTTATTGCCTACGGGTAATCAAGAAAAGCATACGGTATTTTTTAGCATCGTAAAAGTCAGGGCTATGGCTTATCAACTGCTTTACTTCTGCTTTGGTAATCAAAGATAACTTTTCGCCAACTTCTGAACTTCTTTTCAATGATGATTGAAGCTCATCTTTAATCAGCTCTTTCGTTTCTGGTTGCAAATCGCAGTCATAATAAATTGAATCGCTGTTAATCATTTCGGCTAATTTATACCCCAGTTCATTTGATAGGTTTTTATATTCAGGTGCAATAGATTTACCTGCATTGTGAATTGCAACCGCCCCGCTTAAATACTTCTTTAGTTTGGCTCCTATCCCGTCTCCATCGTACACTACATTAGACCGAGGTATATTGTATTTGACCGTTAACCGTTCAATTACATCCAATAGCGGGGTAAAATCTACTTTATTAATCCATTCGCCTTGCTCGTTTTGGGTGCTTACTGGCTTGGCTACGTTTTTAATGGCTACCACTTCTTTTATTCTCATTCCCTTCCAAGCAAAGCAAACAAATCTATCATTAGTTATGGCAATATCCATTGATAAGAAGTTCTGCCCTTCATCTGGAATAAAAGTATTAGTAAACATATCGTTTATCTTATCGAAAGCAACTAAAGCGTTATCATCATCATCGTAATCAAAGTTACCTAAAACTAATCGTTGTATCATTCGCTTATCGCCTAACTTTATAACATCATCAACCCATTTACCTACTGCTGGGTGTGGGTTATCTGTTGGCAATGCTTTTATAAACTTCTTTTCTTCTAATTCCGTATTATCTCTAAATGGCTTCCAATATCTATCATAAACGTGGTTTTTTTGAGGGTTAAATGTTTCTAATAGTTTTCTAGGCAGGTTGTACTTTTCGTTATTACACCAGCCTGTACGTGAGTAAATCTTATTAATTACTCCTATTCTAGTTTCATTGCTTTCATCAACTGCCGCATCCGTTAACTCCAAACTCCCAAACTTAGTAAATAGCTCATCGCTTGCTGGAAAGAACGTATCCATTAGAAATAATTCGCTACCATTAGCAAATATAATCTTATGATGATTTTGCCCATCATAGCTATAATCTTTGCCCTTTTCTATTCCGTAATAATCAAATAATGAGTAAAGCGTTTTACCTGTTGTTGAATCGAGGTTAGTTAACTCAAGCCTACCTATTAACCCCCTTGTTCCTGGATATGACAATCTATTGAATAGTTGCCAAAAGCAAAGTATAACTGATTTCCCACATCGAGCAGAGCCGCCAACTCCTAGCATTTTAGTTGTATGGTCTGTAAGCAATCCTATAGCCTTTAGCTGTTTCTCCGATAAATAATAAAGCCCTGTTTCATCTTCGAACACAGGGATTTTATCAAATACTTTTCGCTTGTATAGTTCTATGTAGATTTCAGTTGAATGAAGCATATTACTTCTTTTCTATGCTTTTTGCTGCTTCGGCTCTCTTGACTAATTCTTCTGTTGATAGGTTGGATATATTGCTAGTGTTTATTTCTCCTGAATGTTCAACCTGTGACCTTGCAAGTTTTGGTGTGGTGTATTCTGCTAAGTTTGAAATGATAAATAAAGCTTGAGCCGGATTTTTAGCAGCAACTTTCTTAAGCCAAATAGTCATATTATCAAGGTTCATTTCTATCAAATTTTTAAATGCCTCTTTAATATCCCTTGTAGTTTTATTTTCAACTCCTTTGGGTCTACCTTTTGCTTCTCCTTTTTTAAATGTTGTACTGCTTTTTGCCATAACCCTATAACACCCTATTTTTTAGGGCTCATTAGTTAAGATAGATTAATCCGATATTCTGATAATATGAAAAAATCATATAAGGCAATTTAACATTGTTTTCGTAGTAATACGAATGTATAAACTTGTCTATATTAATCTTTTCCATGCTGCAAATTTAGCTAATTATTTCCGATTTGTCAAACAAAAACGTTATTCATTTGATTATCTTTTGTTTATACGATGCGAAAAGGTCATTTTGTCTTTGTATAAAAACAGTTTGGTTTGAATTGTTCGTAACCTAACTCAATCATTTTTTCAATATGTATATCATCAACGGCAATATAGCCAAATTGCTTATTATGTCCACAACACGACTCAATGGTAATAATATCGTGTTGCCATAGCGTTAATACTTCCATAACTATGCAATAATCAATCCCAACCACTCGCTTATATCTATCGTACCAAATAGGTACTGCTACATCGTAACTTCCAAAGCCTACTTCTTTACATTGGCACATACTCTACTTTTTAGTTTGGTTTAGTTGTTGTGTTGTTGTTATTGGTTAAACTAAAAACCTTTTCCTT